CCAGCAGCTATAGCTTGTTCTTTCATGGTCTTACTCCTAAATGCCCTTAGTTGACTTGGTTCAATACTGCAATCGTATGCGTACCCGATGCAGCAATAGCATATAAGCCTTCATTGTCACCTACTAGTAACTGCATTTTATCGCCGTTATCTAGTTTGTAACCATTAGATGTAGTTACGTTAGCATTGCCTAAATAGACAGCACCGCCGCCTAGATTATGTAGCCATACTGTCTGATAAGCAATATTGGCAGATACTAATGATGTAGCTGATGTAGTTACTGTTACTTGCGCGCTAGTCGGCATAATTTAGTCCTAACTTTTCTATTAGTTTTGCGGTTTTTACGGGATCTTGTGCTATCTCCCAATGCATCTCATCTTTGCGTAACCAATTACCGCCCCAGTTAAGGCCGTATTTTTTAGTCAATGCCTGGATCATTGGAATTTTCTCAGCTGGAAACGTGCCAGCCTTGCCTAACGGATGCTTAGTCGCGTTAAGGTCAATGGCTGTACCCGATGCATGGTTGCTTAACTTGCCCGGTACGCCTCGAACATCCCGATAGCAGTAGCCCCAATCATCTAACGCACCGCCATCGATCGGCTCGATCAGTTCATTAAAATCCTCTGCAAAGGCAACAAGTAAAGGTGCAGCAAAATAGGCACAACGCAGCTTTACCTTGCTGCCCTTGATTGCGTAAGACTTGATACGAATCGACTCAACCTCTTTAGAGGCTGGCCAGCCGTTATAGCTAATTGATTGGCTCACGCTTAGCGGCCTCGGCTTGATCTAGTTGATATTGAGCATATTCGGCATCTGTCATTTCACGATCAATAACTTTATCTGTAACTAAATCGTGAATACGAATCATTGGCTTTGTCATTATTTGATACCCCATACCTTTACAGTTCCGCCGCTAAAAGTTCCAGAACTTGTCGCGAATAATAGGCTTGAAATTGCTGTTGTGTTAAACCATGAACCTCGAGCAAAATCAACAGTGTTGTTACTTCCAGCGTTCAAATAATTCGATTGATTAACGTAATTCTTTTTCATAGATGATGAATAATTTGGTAACTCAAAACAGGCATAGTTATTGTTATCTGAATTAAGAACTGAACCATAAGTAGCATACATACCTGTTAATTTGTCTAAATATGGTGCTTGCTGAGCAGCTGCTACCGCAGCGGAATAATAATCTGTTACCTGTTGATAAGCATTGGCAGTTGCATCTGAGTTAAAACGAACTATAACGCTTGCGTTAGCACTCATATAAAAATCTATAATTTCCACAAATAGCTTTTGATAAGCACCGCTAATACTACTAATTAAGGTGCTTGCGCCGGAAAGAGTTGTGGTCGATCCTAGTTGAGTCATACCACCAGCTGCGCCGACTGCAACCCAGGCCGCACCGTCATAATATTCTGTTGAATTAGTGTCTTTTAGAAAAGACATATTGCCTTCCTGTGGGCTTGTAACAGCAGCAGTACGAGCAGCCGCACTAGCAAATACCCACACGCCTTGCATTAGGTAGCCATCAACGTCATTAGCCGTTAAAACTTCCCCTGTTGTAAAATCTTTAAAGCCTAGTCCTGCTCCCATTTTCTTATCTCCTTAATAGCTCAATACGGATGTATCAAGTACGCCGTATTGGGTTGAGTCCAATATAAACCCGTCTATTACGGGTTCAAGTGTAGTAAAGGTTGTACGCCACCTATTCGGTGTCACGTTATGCGCCACGCCGAAAACTTGCAGGGTTTTTGTAAGGGTAGATGCACCTGGTTGGTTGGTAGTAATTGTTACAGGATCAAAATAATCCAAATCTAAAGCTGCAATAATGCCAGCGTTATAGTTTTCTGTGTATAGATCGAGTTCAATAAAATCGCATCTAACGCTAGTTTCAGCACGGCTTGCAACATAAGCACGGGCATAGTCCAGGGCTTCTGCATCGGTTTGCATGAGCAAATTCTGAATATTGTAAGTATGAGCAAAATATTTAGTAACACTAGCTGCGTTAGTAGCGTTTTGAACTGTGCCACCTGTTCGGGTCACATTAGCCTGGTTAAATACAAGGGTATCGTCTAGCCGCCAGACGGCATTGGCGTAGCTAATATCGTTACCATTATCGTTAAATACTACAGGCGTACCTGCCACGCTTGCCGTAGTTACTGTTCGATCTTGAAATACGAACGATCCCGATGGATCAACGTAAAACGCGCCGTACTCAGAATTGGTAACGGTTTGTAATGCAGCCAAGGATGTCCGAGCTGTGCCGGGGTCTGCCTGCAAAGTAGTCAAACCTGCATCTACATCGCGCATAGAAGTAGGCCATGAAATTTGATCTAGTAATTTATTGATCCTAGTACCTGATAATTGGCCTGCACCTGAATCGGTTACGGTACTGATCTGGGCATTTTGAGCCAACCGAAACGCATCTACTGCCTGGATGGTTGTATAAACTATATCTGTAGCCATGCGTGGGGTAGTGGTGGTGTAGCTGGTAATGAATCCCGAAAACATTGGATAAGTGACACCGCTATAAGTAGCCGATATAGATACCTTACGCATTGGGTCTAAAAGGCCAAAGTAGGGACTGCTGGGGTTCTGGCTATTGAACGCGCCTAACTGGTCAACAATGCGTAAAGTCATTGTGCCAGTCTGAAATTCATCCACCTGCGGATTGCGGCCGCGTTTAATAGTTACGCTATCTACCACGTTACTTACATCTACGATAACCGCAGCTGAATCGGCAAGGATATTAGTACCTAGGATGCCTTCTCCAATTATAAAAGCCTGGGCAAACGATGGCCCGGTACTAAAATTTATGACCGCGTTAATTACTGGGAGTGTCATTATCCTACGATCGCCCCATTAGGTAGTTGCGTGTAGCCATTTTTTTGAGCTGCAATTATTCCATCATTAATAACAGTTATTAAATCATCTTGCATAATTACAGAGCCAGCATTTACATTTACTGTAATGCTAGAGGCGGAACTAGAACTACTGCTCGTTGGCATGACAGGAAACATATTTTCTAAGTCATAAAATGAGGATGGTACATAAGGTGGTGGTGGTATTACTTCAGTTGTAACGCTACCGCTTGTACCGCCAAGTCCTGCACCAGTAGCAGCGGCAGCAGCGGCAGCAGCAGCGGCAGCCTTTGCTGCAGCAGCGGCAGTAAGGTCATCAAAATTACGATCTCTACTTTGATAAGGATTGACCGTTACGCCTGCGATCATGCCTAGTTTTACAGCAATATCATTTAGAGTATTTAGCCAAGCATCAAAGGGATTTACAGCAGGTTTAATGCCAATAATTTCGGCAGTTAGTTTGGCTGTAGCTCTTTGAGATGCCTCTAGTTTTTGTTGTAACTTATCTGCTAGTTCATCGTTCTCATTAAGAATTGCTTGCTGTAACTGCAGGCGTAGTTTTTCCTCATCGGTGATTTTGCCTTTAAGGGCTGCTGCTACTTGAATCTTATCGAGGTCAAACATGGCAGATGCCTTGGCCAGTTTGTCTGATTTTTGCTTAGCTGCTAATTCTAGTTTGGCTTGTTTTGCCCGTGCGGCCGCAGCTGCAGCCTCAGCCTTTTTTAGCGCATCTGCATTTTTCTTATCTAGCTCAGCTTGCCTTTTTTCCTCAGCTAAAAGTGCCTTGTACTCTGTAAGGTCAAATCGTTGACCAAATTTTAAGCCGTTTGTACCTTCGAGGAAATCTTTTTGTTTTTTGCCTAATGCAAGGTATTTGGCATCGAGGCCATCTACTGCAACGCCAACGGCTGCAATAATGCCGATAATGCCAGCAGCTACAGCTATACCGCCTAGAGGATTAAGTACGAAAGCCTGGGCAATAGCAGTAGTTAGGGCAACAACTCTAAGAGCCTTCATCGCTTTAGTAAGGCCGCCCATAATTCTTATAATTGCAGTTACGCCAGCTTGAATTTTGCCAACTACGAATAAGGCAGCAAAGGCTGCACCTACTGTTTTAATAACAGGTAAGAAATCTTGAACTACTTGGCCTAGTCTGGCGATTGACTCCCCGGCGTATTTGCCAAAGTCTATAATTTTTTGTTGTAATGCTTCAATATCCTGCGATCCAGTAGCGACAATAAGCGCATCGATAATGCCTTTACCCAATGACTCTTTAGCCTCATCTAGGGCAACCTTAATTCGCGCTAATTTACCTGCAAAGGTATCGGCTGCTACGGCAGCACCGCCGCCAAATATGTCATTAAACCTAGCCATAATCTCAGTTGCCGACATGGTTTTAAGTTCAAGCTGTGTAAGGCCAAGTGCATATTTTCTTAGGCCTTTTGTGTTACCAAGTTGAGCAGCAGCCAAATCTGAAACAACAGTATTAAGATCGATGCCACTAGCTGCGCTTATGTCCATCGCCAGGGTTAAGGCATCCTGCGCTAAGGCTACTGAGCCTAGGGTCTGAACTAACTTAGCCATGGCTGGCCTTAGCTCAGAATCAGATACACCTGTAGCTAACTGCAACTGGCCAATAAAAGCCTCAACCGATTTAGTAGCCATGCCAAAACCTAGATTATTTAAAGTGTTGGCAAGTAGAGCTGCGGATTTTTCTTCCTCTGCAAACGCCTTTATAGCCTGATTAGTTAAGGCAAGGATTGAGCCGCCAATTAACGCGCCTTTAAGTTTTTTGCCTAACTTATCTATAGCCTTTTCAGTTTGGTTAAATGCTTTTTTGCCTGTGAACTCCGCAGCAATATCAATAACAATATTTGAAGCCATTAGTTCACCACCTTAGATCGCTTGTTAAACATTAGCCTGGCTTGATCGATAGCGCGTAGAACGCCATCCTGCGCCTTGCCTTGGTTTTCCTCATAAGCACGATATAAAACGCGCCCTTGCATTTTCTGCGATCCCTTCAACTGACCGCCTGCCTTATTGTTTAAGTTCCGCACGAATACGCTATTAGGCGTTTTTCGGCCAGCAGTTTCATAGATAGCACCAGCTGCAGATTTGTTAAACAATCTTGCTAACGATCTAAATCCGCGTGTGTTTGGCTTGCTTGGCGATGTCTTATACCCAATGCCTGCATCTACGGCTTTAGCATTGTAGGTTGGAAACCTGCCTTGGCTGTTTGTCTTAGGTAGCCAATTACTTAGGATTTGAGAATCGCCCACCGCGTAACCGCGAGCAGCTTTGGCAACTGGCTTTAGGGCGACTCCCATTTCCTTAGTAACTAATTTTGCCAGATCAGGGGCATAGGCGCGTAAAGCCTTACGCAGTTCTATTGCGCCCTTTACCTCGACTGGCATTTCGTGCCTCCTTGTTACGGTCTTTTAAT